GTTTCGCGGGGGACAGGTTTGCAGGGATTGTTCGGCGGGCGGGGTCGGGATGATTTTTTGCGCGAATGTTATCCCCGGGGTTCGGGGGGCGCGTATCCTGGAGTGTTCGGGTGTTTTCCGGCTTCAAGCATCTGAAATAAAACAGAAAATGGAGATTTTGCGTTTGACAGCGTGACGCTGCTGGAGTAGGGTTTCGCTACGGTGCGAGAGTTGCGGGCGGCGCGGCGGCAGGGATGCTTCCGGGCTGTTTTTTTATTTCGCCCACACGCGACTGATTGGCCCACACTCTGGCCAAGCCGGTGTGGGGCTGTACCCGTTCGAACACCTGAATGAGCTGAAACGAAAGAGGCGGCTTGGGATGGCGGCGCGCGTGGTCCTCAGCGATGACGCGTGGGCTGCGATCCGGCTGGCGTACGAGACCACGGATGAGGCCGTCGACGCGATCGGCGTGCGGTATGGCATCAGCAAGGACCGCATCTACAAACAGTTGCGGCGTGAGAACTGGCCGCGACGCGCGGATCGCAACCTCGTTCGCGAGATGGTCGTGGCGCCGCCGGCTGTGCGGTTCGTACCGGCAGCCGATGATAGCCAAGCAGCAGAACACATACCGGCGGTTCCCCTCGACGAGGAGCGGCCGGCTGAGACGCATGCGCAGCGAGTGGAGCGGCTGCATCGCATTATCGACCGGCTCCTGTTGAAGCTGGAGAGAACCATGGCCAACACCCCAAATATGTCACCGCAAGATCAAGAGAAGACGGCGCGCGCCGTGACGCAGACGGTCACCGCGATGGAGCGCGTGACCGAACTTGCCAATACGCAGGGCAAGGTGCCAGAGACCGATGGAGGCCAGAGCCATGACCGTGCCGAGGCTGACCGGATGCGCCGCGAGATTGCGGAGCGTCTTGAACGCCTCAGCGCCAAGTTCAGCGACGAACCTGCCAAGCGTGAATGAACTGACCGACGCGCAGATACGCCGGATCTACTTCGATTGGCGGTTCTGGGCGCGGGACGATCAGCTGCCGCCCGAGGACGGCGCTGCGTGGCGGGTGTGGCTACTGCTCGGCGGACGCGGGGCGGGCAAGACGCGGGCGGGCGCGGAATGGGTGCGGGCGCAGGCGCTCGGCTTGTGGGATGGCGACGCGCGGCGTTCGCGGCGGATTGCGCTCATTGGCGAGACGTTCGCCGATGTGCGGCGCGTGATGATCGAGGGTGCGTCGGGGTTGCTGGCGGTTCACGCCGAGGAGGAGCGTCCGGCATTCGAGGCGTCGAACGGGCGGATCGTGTGGCCGAACGGGTCGGTGGCGCATGTGTTCTCGGCGGAGACGCCGGACAGTCTGCGCGGACCGCAATTCGAATTTGCCTGGTGCGACGAGATCGCGAAGTGGCGGGATCCGGACCAGGTGTGGGACATGCTGCAGTTTGCGTTGCGACTTGGAACCGTGCCGCGCGTGTGCGTGACGACGACGCCGCGGCCGCTGCCCTTTCTGAAGTCGTTGATCGCGGATGCGGCGACGGTGACGATGCGAGCCGCGACGCATGATAACGCGGACAACCTCGCTCCGGGGTTCGTGACGGAGATGAAGCGGCGGTATCAGGGATCAGTGCTGGGGCGGCAGGAATTGCTGGGTGAGATCGTCGAGGGTGAGCAAGGCGCGCTGTGGCGGCGGGATTGGATCGAGAGTTCGCGGGTTGGGATGGCGCCCGACTTGCGGCGTATCGTGGTCGCGGTCGATCCGCCGGTGACGGCGACGAAGACATCGGATGCGTGCGGGATCGTGGTCGCGGGCGAAGCGGAGGACGGGCGCGTGTTCGTTCTTGCCGATCTGACGCTCGAGGGACGCGAGCCGCACGTGTGGGCGCGCGCGGCGGTGGCGGCCTATCACGAATTCAAGGCGGATCACATTGTCGCTGAGACCAATCAGGGTGGCGATCTGGTGGTCGCGATCCTGAAGCAGATGGATGAGAACGTTCCCGTGCAGAAGGTGACGGCGACGCGGGGCAAGTGGCTGCGCGCGGAACCGGTGGCGGCGCTCTATGCGGAAGGGCGTGTGTCGCACGTGGGGCGGTTTGAGAAATTGGAAGCGCAGATGATGGCGTTTGCCGGCGATGGCCGCGCGGGTGGGCGCAGTCCGGACCGGCTCGATGCGCTCGTGTGGGCGCTGACAGATCTGAAACTCACGCCGCTGGCGCGGCCGGGGATCAGGACACTTTAGTTTGCGCCCGTCGACTCCCCGCGTGGAGCCGGCCGCCGGGCGCGTCATTTCCACAACGATTTGAAGGACACAACATGGCCCGATGGACGGACCGGCTCGCTCACCTGTGGGCGGGGCCGCGGCGTGCGCCGTTTGCACTGACGGGAGCGCTTCCGGCGGGCGAGGAGAAAGCCTCACGCGTGGGGGTGGTGATCGCTATGGAGACGTCGGGGCGGCCGGTGTGGAGCCCACGCGACTACCAGACGTTCGCGCGCGAAGGCTATATGCAGAACCCGATCGTCTATCGGTCGGTGCGCATGATCGCGGAGGCGGCGGCGTCGATCCCGCTGCTGCTCTATGAAAGCGCACACGAACACGAGACGCATCCGCTGCTCGATCTCATCCGGCAGCCGAATGCGATCCAGTCGTCGGCGGATTTCTTCGAGAGCTGGTTCGGCTTTCTGCTCGTGTCCGGCAATGCCTATGCCGAGGCGGTGGTGCTGAACGAGCGCGTGCGCGAACTGCATGCGTTGCGGCCGGATCGGATGGCGATCATTCCTGGTCGCGAGGGTTGGCCGGAGGGGTTTGAATATACGGCGAACGGGGCGAGTGTGCGTTTCTCCGCGGATGCTGAGAGCGCGCCCGGCTGCGTGGCGCCGATCCTGCACATGAAGCTCTTCCATCCGGCGAACGATCATTATGGGTTGAGCCCGATCGAGGCGGCGGCGACTGCGATCGACATTCACAACACCGCGGCGGGCTGGAACAAGGCGCTGCTCGACAACTCGGCGCGGCCGTCGGGAGCGCTCGTTTACGGCAACGGTGCGGGGCGGCTGACGGCGGAGCAGTTCGACCGGTTAAAGTCGGAATTAGAAGCGAACTTCCAGGGTGCCAAGCACGCGGGGCGGCCGTTGCTGCTCGAAGGTGGGCTCGACTGGAAGCCGCTGTCGCTCTCTCCGCGCGACATGGACTTCATCGAGGCGAAGAATGCGGCGGCTCGGGAAATTGCACTCGCCATAGGCGTGCCGCCGATGCTGCTCGGCATTCCCGGCGACAACACCTATTCGAATTACCAGGAGGCGACGCGGGCGTTCTGGCGGCAGACGGTGCTGCCGCTCGTTAACCGCACGGCGCAGGCGTTAAGCGGCTGGCTCGGGCCGGCGTTCGGCGGCGGGCTCGAATTGAAGCCCGACCTTGACGGTGTCGCGGCGCTGGTGCCGGAGCGCGAGGCTCTGTGGGCGCGGCTCAATGCGGCGAGCTTCTTGACGTTGAACGAGAAGCGCGAGGCGGCGGGCTATACGCCTTTGGACGACGAGGTCTCAACGCGGGGCCTTTTGCATTTCAGGAATGACACATGATGGATGGTCCTGCCTTTGGCCCGGCTCCGGAGCTGAAGTTCACGGCGCTCGACCTCACGGAGGCCGACACGAGCGGCGTGTTCGAGGGGTATGCGAGTTTGTTCAACCGGGAGGACCTGGCGCGGGATGTGATCCTGGCGGGTGCCTTCCGGCAGAGTTTGTCGGAGCGCGGCGCGCAAGGGGTGCGCATGCTCTATCAGCATGATCCGGCGCATCCGATCGGGGTGTGGGAGCGGATTGAGGAAGATGCGCTGGCGTTGCGTGTGCGCGGGCGGCTCACTCTCGAGACGGAGAAGGGGCGCGATGTTCTGCATCTGATGCGGGCGGGGGCCATCGATGGGCTCTCGATCGGCTTCAAGGCGAAGCGGACGCGGCGCGATGCGCGCTCCGGCATCCGGCGCATTCTGGAATTGGAACTGTGGGAAATCTCGATCGTGACGTTTCCCATGATGCCGGGTGCACGGGTGCACGGCGTCAAGTGTTCGCCGTTCGGGGGCGCGTTGCCCACGGAGCGGCAATTCGAGCGGTGGCTTGTGCGGGATGCCGGGTTCACGCGCGCGGAGGCCCGGTCGCTGATGCGGCAGGGCTATAGCGGTCTGAGGTCCCGGCGGGATGCGGACACGGACGCACACGATGAGGCGCAGCGCGCGGCGGAGAAGATCCGGCGGATGACCGCGCTCATCAAGTCTGCAACCACCTGACAAGGACAAAAGACATGGATGCAATCGAAACGAAGGCCGGGATCGGCCGGGATATGGACGAGCTGATGCAGGCCTTCGAGGCCTTCAAGGAGACGAACGATCGCCGGCTGGCGGAGATCGAGCGTCGCGGCTCTGAGGATGCGGTGACGGCGGATAAGCTCGCCCGCATCGAAAAGACGATGGATGCAATTTCGTTGAAGCAGGCGCGTGTGCCGCTGGGCGAGACGGGTGCGCAGAAGCCGGCCGCTGAACTGGCGCACAAGTCGGCGTTCGACGGGTATGTGCGCAAGGGAGAGACGGCGAACCTGACGGTACTGGAGCAGAAGGCGCTGTCGGTCGGCACGGACGCGGACGGCGGCTATCTGGTGCCGAAGGAGACGGAGCGCGCGGTCAATACCGCTCTGAAGACCGTGTCGCCGATCCGGTCGATTGCCGGTATCCGTCAGGTTTCTGGATCGGTCTACAAGGTGCCGTTTGCGACGACGGGTGCCGCGACGGGCTGGGTTGGCGAGACGACGGTGCGTCCGCAGACCAATACGCCGACGCTGGCTGAACTGTCATTCCCGACGATGGAACTTTACGCGATGCCGGCGGCGACGCAGGCGATCCTCGACGACAGTGCGGTCGATATCGATGCGTGGCTGGCGGAAGAGGTGCGGGTTGCCTTCGCGCAGCAGGAGGGCACGGCGTTCGTGACCGGCGATGGCGTCAACAAGCCGAAGGGCTTTCTGACCTATCCGACGGTGGCCAATGCCTCGTGGACGTGGGGGAATGTCGGCTTCGTGACGTCGGGTGCGGCGGGTGCGTTTCCTGCGGTGAACCAGGCCGACAAGC